TTAATTTTTCACCACCTCGTTTTGGGGCATGGTTGGGGCAAACTCGCTTAGCTGTGTATTTAACAGGGCTACCTGTGCATTATTGTTTTCAGACATCCATTTCCCGTATACCTGAAACACCATTTGCGCATCTGCATGTCCCATCTGGTTTGCTATGAATGCCGGGTTGGCACCGGCTGTCAACGACCAGCAGGCATAAGTATGTCTCGACTGATATGATTTGCGGTGGCGGAGGCCAGCGCGCTTTATCGCTGCGTCCCACATCTGCCTTATTGAGTCAACGGTAAAATGGTCACCATAATTTTTTACTCTCGCTGACACTTCAGGTTGAAAAACAAAGGTGCATTTTTGTTTTTCTGTTCTGCCGAACTCTCTGAGGTGAACGTCAATAATATGTTCTTTGCTCAGCCTCGTTAGTGTCATCTGACTCCTGAGAGCGTCGATTGCAGGCTTGATAAGGTGAATTACCCGATTGGTACCAGCCTGTGTTTTCGGTACCGTAAAACGATCTTTTGCTAAATTTCTCCTGATCATCATTGTTCCATTTTTCAGATCTATGTCCTCCCACCCAAGCGCACACAGTTCACCAGGGCGAATGCCTGTATAAACAGAAACACACCATAAATTTTTGGCCTGCTGATTTCTGCAGGCGTCGATAAGACGGATAAATTCCTCCCGTGAAAGAGGATCAGGAATGGTTCTTGATTCCTTTAATGGCGAGATCCCCTTAAACGGATTATCTGCCAGGTAACCGTTATCAACACCAAACTGGAACACGGCGTTAAGATTTGTCATGTAATTATTTACAGTTACAGCCGATCTCCCTGGTTGTGTAACAATATAGTTACTTTTGGGGATCTGGTATCCAGTCAGTAGCTCTTTACGAACCTCCAGTAATTTTTCTTTATTAATCGATGAGGCAAGATTTTTTTCACCGATTATGCTCAGGATATTTTTGATGACGGCACGGTATGTGTTGAGTGATGCTTTGGCGACTTCAGTTTCTTTCAGTGCCAGAAATTTTTCAGCCAGTTCTTTTATGGTTAAATCTTGTCGGGCCTCACCAAATTTTTCCAGATTGCGTGAGGAGGGAAACTGTTTTGCATAGTCGAAAACACCAGTTTTTATTGCGTAACAAACAGAGGAGCGTAGTTCACCTGCAACGCGCCTGTTTTTTGCTGTGTCAGGAACCCCCAGATTTTCCCTGACTCTTACGCCTTTATAAACAAACCAGATACGTAATTTCCCTCCATGGTTTTCCACGCCTGTCGGATATTTCATTTCAACTTCTCTCATTAGTTAGTGTGGCTTTTAGTCAAGTAAGATGACGTCTTGGTCTCGCTGATGCCTGGCGCTCAATCCAGCGATCAATTTCTTCCAGGTTGTAAAAGCATGGACTGTTATCCCATGGCATACCGTCATGAGCGACATGCTTATATTCCCTTCCTTCCATAAACGATTTTTCCCGGGCCTTTTTTAACGTACCTTTTTTTATTCCTTTCAGCGCAATTAACTGCTCTTCGGATACCCATTTGCCGGGAGAGACAATCATGATTACTTCGCTCATCGATTTCTTTATCTCTTACATCAGACGAGCGCCGGTTGCAGAATACCAGTCACAACCGGCGACAGTTGAACATTAAGAATCAGCCTGACTCGGGATCAGTTTTTGCCAGATAACTGAAACGTATTTTGCCTGGTAACGGGCGTCATCAAGTGCATTATGGCGCTCACCTTCGAATGGAATAGCCGTTCTGGCATCGAAGTCTATGGCTTTCCCCAGCTCAACGATTGTGCGTACATCGCGATCGTTGTAGTAACGCCACGGGCAGGGGATCCCCTGCCGTTCGTATGAACGGCGCAAAATCGTGTTGTCGAAGTTGGCTCCATTTCCCCAGACCTGAACAAAAAATTCACCGGAGTTTTCGTCGATAAATTCCCGCAATTGTAACAGTGCATCATCTAACGGGATTTCATCGGTCATAATGGCAGATTGCGCTTCGCGTGATTGCTTAAGCCACCATTTAATGGTGTCCCGATCAATGACTCCGCCAGCAGTTTCCAGATCGATAGTCTTACTAAATTCCGGTCCCATATCTCCGGTTTGCGGATCGAAAAATATTGCACCTATTGAGATAATCGGGGCATCAGGATTTTTTCCCATGGTTTCAAGGTCGATCATTAGATGGTCACACGTCCTGCTGGTGGATGTGATAACGTGATGACCGTTCACCGCAATTAAGGGATCTGCCGTCTCGCCAGTTTCATTATTGCTGGCGTGGTCCTGAGCGCTGCCAGCATTCTCCTTGTGTGGATGTTCAGCGCCTTCCATTTCCTCCGGATCATTTTCCTGAACTTCAACCTGATTCTCTTCATCGAATGTTTCTTGGTATGTTGCGTCGCCCATCACCGCACCACAATCAGGGCAGTTGCCGCCGCCGGTCTGACCGCATGCGGTGCAGACTTTTTCCGCTTCCTGTTGCGCTACTGGCTCAGGTTGTTTCGTTTCTGGCTCGTTTTGTAACGCATTTGGGCTGTTTTGTTCTGCTTTCTGGTCGTTCTGTTCCGTTTCTTGCTGGTTCTGATTCACTGAATCGCGGGTTTCAATCCCCTTCACCCATTTCGGATCATTCGGGTCGCTAATCCCTGCAACAAATTCACCACGTGATACAGCAAGCAACTTATCGGCGTCAGGCTGGCTGATATTGGCTGCCTGCATAATTTTGTTTACTTCGTCAGCGGTAACTTTTACCGGCTCTGGTTGTGCGGTCGTGTCAGATGCACCAGTATTTTGTTGTGAACCTGAGTATGTACCGTTTTTACGGGCAAAATATTCTTCTTTCGTGATTTCAGTAGCCCCTGCAGTCAGCGCCTTATTCAGACCAGAAAGTTTGTTTGCGCGACCATATTTTTCGCCATCCTTGTCGGTGAAGAGGAAGTAGAACGGCCCCTCACGCTCTACAGATGGTTCGACTTCCACTTTGCATTCGGTTTTTTCGTTGTCCGGAATTGCCGTTTCCACTGCATCAGTTTCTGGTACTGGCGACGAGAGAGTATCAGTTGCGCTCTGATTTCTTCCTTCATCTTCAAACACGCCCTTTGTAGTCAGGTATTCAGTAATGTATTTGTTCAGTGTCACAGGGTCTTTGTGAATGTCGATCGGACGTTCACGGACAAGGCCAAAAATAGTCTGGCGGTCGTAGCGAAGGGCATCAGGCTGTTTGCGCATTGATGCCGAGATACGCTTCCAGTCTTCGCGGTCGTTGTCGATAACTTCATTTTTTGCCCAGCGATGGATGCTGCCGTCAATGTTTCCGGCATCCACATCACCAGGCCAGAGAGCGTAGGCCAGTTCGTCATCCAGTGTTTTCCATGTCTGCTTGTATTCGCGATGAGTGGCAGCAATGACCGGGCTGATTTTTCCTGTTGAATTGTCAGTGTACTGTTGATTGGCTCTGGCGCGGGCGAGATCAACAACAGACGTGTATTTTCCGGTTTCCTTGCGTTCACCTTCGCGACGTTTTTTCCAGATGCGCATCTCTGCCTGAATTTCGGGCCATTTAGCACCAGGAATACATTTATGCTTAACCCACCCAATGGCGTGCAACTTAAGCTCCGGATACATGGCGTTAACTTCTGGCATTTTCATCAACGCTTCAACGATATGTCCGTCGAATGTTGCCATGTCTTCCTGCAACAATTCCTGTGCGCTAATAACCATATCAACGGTGATGTTTTCACATGTGTCGAACTTAACCAGGACCGCGTTCTGTACTTCAGGGGACAGCTTGTCAAAATTGACGTTCATCGGATCGGATTCTGGTTCGACCGGGACAAAGGAAGCGCCTTCCTCATCCCAGCGGTTTTCCAGCATATATTCGGTATCCCAGGAGTCGATGGCAGGGCGGGGCATGCCGGGTTTATCCTCGCAGACAAGAAATTTATAAGCGCAGTCCTGAGCAGCCGGATATTGCTCCAGGAATTGCCAGGTAAATTTGGCTCGGGCGCGACGTTCGTCGCCGGCTTCAATGGCAGTGGCTACAGCGACTGCACCTTCTTCCTTTATTGCCTGTTCGTCCGGAATGGCGGCGCAAATAAAGACTTTACTCATTTTGTTTTAACCTCATTACAGATTTAAGGGTGAACAAATCCCTGCCATTGCTGGCATATAAAAATGAAACCGGATATTAATTACGGTGCTGTTTTAAGTCCTGCCGGGATTTCGTTATTGTCCATGCGAATAACTTTCTCAACCGGATAACAGTTGCCGGGAATTTTCTGTTCCGCTGCGGCAGCCATGCATTCTTTCATTGAGTCATGTATACCAATAACAAGATCAACTGGCTCGCCCGTATTAAGAAAAACCGTCAGAACGAGTGCAAATGCTGTATTCATTGCCAGTATCCTTTTTGCATCAGACGTAAACGGGCCAGCATTGATACAATGCATATTTGATTTAATAGCTCCCGTTCGTGTTTTCTCTTATTAATGGCATCTTCAGTAAATACAGGGTTACTGATTCTGACACCAATTTCAAAACAACCTTCAGACGTATTAACGTTTGGTAATAACGTTTCCATTATCGCGTCCTCAACAATGAATTTTGTGATACGGTGCCTGGTGCCTCCAGGTGACGTTAACCAGTTAACAATTAACGCCGGATACAGAGAACCCACCCATAAGAACCAATACGGAAGTCAACTGGCCTTTTTAACTGTTCCGCGTGCGCTTAGCCGCATTCACCGCATCACAAAATTCACTTTAAAAAGGGCGGCAGAGCAGTCACGGAGTAAAACTGATACCGCCAAACGTCACCAGAAAATTGATAACAGAGGGCGTTGCAGCGGGGTTGCCACTTAAGCGTATGGTCAACCTGACAACCCGGTGTCCTCAACGGGGAAGGAATAACCCCGCCATACTTACCGCCGCGCCATTTCGCGGATTGCCACAACCGGAAGCGCACAGACGAAGATGTCAGTGGTACACAACAAAGGGAGGAATGACTTCGCCGTGCGCTTTCGCGTTATGCCCTGACTTTTCAGGGATATATCCTTTCAGTAAACTGTTTGTGCCGGATTCTTATCCGTGTCCGGCGCACGACCACGCGCTGTCACGTGTGGTCTCCATTCTCAACCAGTAACCTCAATGGAGGATAAAATTAAAATGGTCAGCAAACTAAATTAGACTCGCTGGAAGATTCATTATTAAACAGCGCGTTTAAATTATATTCTTGAATGTTTTGGGGATAACCTTGCTGCTGAGGAAGGCTATCCAAACCATGTCGATGGTTTCGAAGCGATATATCTTTATCTATCCCGTAAACATGGATGGACTATTTCACAGTGTCGTTTAATGCCACTGGATGATATTCGCCTTGCTCTTTCGTTAGAGCTATCAGGGTGGCGACTCCCTGATGATGCAAAGATTGACGACCATCATTCTCACGATGATATAAGTTGTTAAGTTCCAGTAGTTTGGCTTTTGCAATGGCCTCTACAGATTTCCAGAATTTGTGGGGGTCTGTACTCTCTTCCTGTTCGTCAGGAATGTTATTGTCCTCAACAGAAACAGAATACAGTCCGGTAAACGCATCGCGCACATTACGAGCCATATTATCAATGTCTTTTTTCGTTTCAGCTTCTAATGCAACTTCGTTCAGACGTTGACGAAGTGTATGTGCTGCAATTTCTTGGATTTCTTTTGGTAACTCTTTAAATTCCATAGTCAACCTCATCAGTCAGTGTTTCTGGCTAACCAGCGATGCGCGCCAGTTTCGGTTTTAAACGTTTTGCTTTTGGTATATGTCATCGCGGTGAACGTACCGTCCTGGTTGGGGAACACGCCACATACCAGAGATTCGCTGTTGCCAAGATCGATAGTATCCATGCTGACCTCATTTCCCCTTAACGCCGGGGTGGCGGAACAAAAACCTGCTGCATAGTTAAAGTTGAACCCTGCCGTCATGTTCTTACGCCTCGGGCTGGCTACTTAACCCCTGACCACTGCCTGGTAACTCGAAGTATTGCCCTGCGTTCTGTGGGGCGGGGTGGTATACTATAAAACTAAATCTATTTAGTTTTATAGTCAAGCGCGATCTAGATATATTTAAAAAAAGGTCGACAAAGCCGACCTCTGATTGAAAAACAAAGTGGAAGCTATAGGCTGAACTGCACACCTTTTGCTACAGCAACAATTTTACATTCAGGTGTCAGTAAGGACGATTGATAGCGAGGATTGAGGGGGCTTAAATACACGAGTTTTCCGTCGATGACTAATTTTTTTATAGTCATAGATGGTTCGTTTGTAAGCGGATCTGGGACTATTACAGCGACGATACTACCATTTTTATATTTTTCTCTAGGCCTCATGATCACTGTGGCACCAACCGGAATGCTTGGCGACCCTGATGGGTTGTGCATAGTGTCATCAGGCATTGAAACGGCAAAATCCCCCTCCTTGACGTCAAAGAATGTGGTGATTCTGTCGGCATTTCCCATAGTTTTCTCTCCTTCTAAAATTAGGAAAGAAATTGCTTCCCCCCATGAAAGATAGGGGATTTGGGTGCCTGAATTGTTCTGCACAAGGGTAGGTTCAGTAGACGATACTCCATATAGGAGATAGGACTCAGTAGTTCCTAGTGCTTGGGCTAATTTACTAAGAGCTTTGCTACCGGGTTCGTTTAGGTCTTTCTCCCAGTACCCTATAGTTACCCCTGTTACGCCAGAAAGCTTGCCCAGTTCGACTTGGGTCAGTCCCTTGTCTTTTCTGAGTCTCTTAAGCCTAATGCCAAGGCTTTCCATCATCATCTCCCGTGAATTGAATATAAATTATTTTAGATTGCATTGACCTAAAAAAAATTATCCTTTAATCTAAAAATACTTAGTTTTAGGAGGGTGAAATGCGAGTTGATGAACTTGTCCAGTTTTTTGGCTCTGTTCAGAGAGTTGCCGATTTTTATGGGATAACCCGTGAAGCTATATACATGTGGCGCAAACGTCCTGGTGAAATAGTTCCCAAGGGGAGGGCCGCGGAAGCTGCCGCATACTCCAAGGGAAAATTATCTTTGAACCCAGAACTTTACAAAAAGAAGGATAACACCTTGAACGAAGGAAAGAATGATTCATGAAAATCAAGCATGAACACATCCGCATGGCTATGAATGCCTGGGCGCGTCCGGATGGTGAAAAAGTTCCGGCGGCCAAGATAACCAGGGCTTATTTCGAACTGGGAATGACGTCCCCGGAACTGTACGACGACAGCCATCCAGAAGCCCTGGTTCGTAATACTCAGAAAATTTTCCGCTGGGTGGAGAAAGACACCACTGATGCGGTTGAAAAAATTCAGGCGTTGTTACCAGCAATCGAAAAAGCAATGCCACCTCTGCTGGTGGCCCGGATGCGCAGCCACAGTTCAGCCTATTTTCGGGAGTTGGTGGAGACGCGGGAACGACTGGTGAGAGACGCTGATGATTTTGTCGCAGTGGCAATCGCCGGTTTCAATCAGATGAATCGTGGTGGCCCGGCAGGAAATGCTGTGGTGATGCACTAAAAGCACGGTGTTCGGGGTTTTTTATGAGCAGCAAGCTTCATGGTCTTGTCTGGGAAGGGTGCGCCTTCACCGGCATGATCTTATCCAGGGTGGCAGTAATGGCTCGCCTTGCAGACTACAGCAATGACGAAGGTGTGTCATGGCCTGCAGTGGAGACCATTCGTCGTCAGATTGGGGCAAAGAGTGAATCAACGGTTAAAGCGGCGATAGCGGAACTGGAAAAGAACGGCTGGCTGACGAAGGAGGAGCGTAAGGTCGGTGGGCGTAATGAAAGCAATATCTACCGCCTTAATGTGGAAAAACTCGAAGCAGCAGCTGAGGCGGCGCGTGAGGCATATAAACCGAAAAGAAAAATTAGCCCGGCAAAAAATGACCCGTTAACAGTTGACCAGTCAAATATTGCCCCCTCAACGGTTGACCCGTCAAATTTTGATGGATCAACCGTTGGTAAAAAACAGCCGGTTAGGGGGGCGATGGTTGGCCCCGATCCGTCAGTATTAAAACCTGATCCGTCAGATAAAAGATCTTTTCGTCCGGAAGCTTCGCAACCGGACCCGCAGACGGCTGAACAGGATTTTTTAACCCGACATCCTGATGCGGTTGTGTTTAGTGCAAAAAAACGTCAGTGGGGAACTCAGGAGGATTTGGCATGCGCACAGTGGATCTGGGGGCGAATCGTGAGTCTTTACGAACAGGCCGCCAGCGATGATGGCGAGATCACCCGACCGAAAGAACCCAACTGGACAGCATGGGCCAATGACGTGCGCATAATGCGGATGCTGGATGGCAGAACTCACAGACAAATCTGCGAAATGTTTGGTCGGGTACAGCGGGATCCATTCTGGGTAAAAAACATCATGAGCCCGTCAAAACTTCGCGATAAATGGGATGAGCTGGTTATCCGTCTGGGGCGTTCGCCTGTACAGCGTTGTGTGAATCATATTTCTGAACCTGACACCGAAATTCCACCAGGGTTCAGGGGGTAGGTATTGATTTCAGATCATGAGGTAATTTTCAGGAGGACTTGTGGCAAAAGTTTTTACACAAGAAGAGCGGGAAAAAATTAAGGGACAGGTTGTTGCACTCGTACGCCAGAGTGGGCGCGAGACGTTACGACAGCTGGAAGCTAAAACAGGTGCGACAAGATATCTGATTAGCGTTCTTGCCTGGGAGCTGGTTGCCAGTGGCGATGTATACAACTCTGGCTATGGGTTATTCCCGTCAGAACAGGCTCGTAAGGACTGGCAAAACGCCCGCAAAAAACTATCGAGGGCAAAGGGGAAGAAACCGTCTATGGTTGATCCGGACCTTATCTGGTCATTACCTGACGGAGAAATTCGTCGCTACGATAGTCGCCATAACATGGTTTGTCGCGAGTGTCTGGAAAGTGAAGTAATGCAGCGAGTGTTGGCATTTTATCAGGGAAATGTTCGCTATTTATTGAAGTGACGAGATTAAAGAGCATTAATACATATGTGAATTGACATTTCTGTGGCACAGGGCTAGAACTATTCTCATTGTCAGCGTTGTGCCAGAGTCTGATGTTTGTTGTACATTTGGACGAATAGACGGCGTTGTTAACTTTAAAAATAACACAGGAACACTTTGAGAAAGTGAACAGGCGTATTTATTTTTTGCTGATGAAGGAGAGTAACTTTAATTTGGGTAATTAGATTGATAATAGGCCAGACGAAAATAACATTCTGGCACACTTTTGGTCGCTACAGTCATTAGTTAATTTTAAGTGATAAATTTTTATCCATAAGTTAACACTAGTGTGTCATCTAGCGAAACCGAATCGCTTTAATCCATAACTTAAAGTTGAATCAGTGGGGTAGCAGTAGGTATGCCGGAACTGATAAACTGTGCAGAAGGCTAAACATTCATTCACTCGTGAGATAGTAGCATAAATTATGCAAAGAATTATTCCTGATAAAAATTGGTGGGAAAAAGAGCGTATTAATCGTAAAGCATCATCAAAATGCCCATATGCTAGTTCATACAGATGTCCTCGGTACTATCAGAGTGTAGTTTTGCTCTCAAGCATCAATATGATAGCTGGTATGGCAACTAGGAAAGAAAAAGAGTTGGGCGAATTTGGGGAAAGAACTAGTTTCTCATATTTATGTGATGAAGAAGTCCCAACAGTTACTACAAAAGAATATGGCGGCCTTGCATCAGTTAGTAATTTTTGCCCAGAAATATCATTTAGATATTTACACTATTACGCCGATTATATGTGTAAATATGTTGATTAGATAGATCAGGATACTGGCAGGCGTAGTGCGGAAAAAGATAATTTAGAAAATGATTGGAAATATACATGGATGTCAGTCAATCCTAAATTTTATTTAGATTGCGATGTTTTTGAAAGTGTCAAAAACTTCAATGAAGAATTGGCTAGTGATTACTTAAAGAGATTGCATCCAAATATCATTCAGCAAATAGATAGAATGAATAATTGCTTGGATAATAATGACCCTGCGGGTGCACTGCACGCAGCCTCTAATATTCTAGAAACTATGGCGAAGGAAATCACTCAAAACCCGAATGTGGCAAATGAGTCATTGGGTGGTTTTTTTAAACAGTTCGAAAAAATGTCAAAATTACCTAAGAATCTTATTGATATTGTTAAAGATATTTATGATTTACGCAACAAACTACCTACTGCTGGACACGGAAGCTTGAACAGGCCTGAATTAACTATGGTAGAAGCTATAACTATTGCGGCAATGACAAAGGCGATTTTAGAAATTGAATATCGAAGCAAAGCCATCTAACAAACATAAATTATGTGGTTCAAATTCCCGCTATACTTCTGTGTTATTGCCGCCAGCGTCTACTTATCGCTGTGAGTTCAACGGGGCGATGATGCGTTAGAGATCTCTGAATCGATTGAAGTCTAAGGTTGTCAGGGCTGTAACAGTAGCCCTGTGTCATGAAAGGATTGCATATTAATTAACGAAGAACAGACCAATAGCATTGATAGTTGTTTTCAAAAATAGACCAATAACAAACACGACTGGCCATCTCATCGATTTTCGACAGTATGCAGAAATGGGCGGGATCCACACGCAGTACCAGCTTGCTAAGATAAACGAAAAGGAGACTTTAACCAGTCAGTGGCTGCATGCTGATGGTGATCCGCTATGGGCCGTAGATGTTGTTTGATGTACGCAGAAAGAGACGACGAAGGGCACTATGCCGAAAACTAAATCGGTTTTAGAGATTAACCGCGCTGGTGAGCTGGAGTGATTGACTTTTAGAACGCCAGAAAGCAAAAACCTCACAATCGAGTGAGGTTTTGTTAAGGGCTTACTATTTTTTGGCAATTAGTGCATGCATCGCCATTTCATGACCTTTTCTGCGAAGTTTTTTCACACGGGGCTTGAGCCTAGTGAAAGAACTTGGGCTAATTGTCGACTCAGCTTCAACTATATCATTGCGGGGAGCACCCGTTTTAGCATCTTCATAGCGGATAAGTATTTTAAACGTGCCCTCATCAACTCCGACACCTTGCAAGTGATGAAGTTTAGATGAAACAGCACCGATTAAATAATCATGAATTCCTTGCAGGCCCGTTTTACCGATTGGTGAATAGGTATGCAACATATTTGCACCTACAGGAAGGAACTGGCGAAAGTCAGGAACATGCATCTTGTTAACTTCAACAGAAGTGTATGCTTTCATGTCAAAAGAAACTCCAGGTTTCCGTGCATTGACTTCTAGCCATTGAGGCAAATCGAGAATATATTTGCTCTCAGCAGTTACTTCCAGTTTCTTCCTAGACGATAATGTCACGTCCATTACCTGAGCCATATCAGCCATAGAAAGCTCAGCGGCCTTCCGGTTGATGGCTTGTACCCGCTCGCTCACGTTAGGTCCGAATGCATCGAACAACGAAATTTCAGCAGCTGGTTTAATGGCTTCAGTTTTAACAGACATATACACTCCTTAGATAGGACACTTATTATACACCTAAATGCGCTAGATCGCTAACGTCTGAATATGGGCAGCTATGGGAGGTAGTCCAGTTTTCAAGGGTCACGTTAGGAGTATAGTCGACCACGAACTGACCATCATTTTCAGGATCTTCCCGTCGATGATAAACATTGAGTGTAAATAGGCCTGCATATTTCGCGAGCATATGTTCAATGGTCTCTCTGCTCTTGAAAAAGTTCGCTTTAAGAACCTCTAACGGAACCTTACGAGAGCGGGCTTGGGCAAAAACCCACGCGTAAGCCGGATCAAAATAGACGTAATTCAGTGCTACCTGATAACCAGCCTTCAGGGCCAGATCAAAGTTTCTCTCCGCAATACCTATACTGGAGAAAGTAGAGTCCATAACAATGGGATAGCCTTCAGATAGCGCTTTTTTGTAGATAAAATCGACCATTCTGGAGGCAGGTCTCTGATAGTCCACAGAGTTCTCTTCATTGTAGTAGGGGAACCACCAGCGAAAATCATCAGCATCAATTCGAACAATGTTTGTGATGCCATGTTGTTCTAAAAGACGATTTAAGAGCTCGGTTTTACCTGCAGCAGGCGAACCAGCCATAAACAGGACGTGCTTGGCATTGGCATTTTTGTTTGCTGTTACGTAACTATAAACGTAAGGGCGAATTGCCTCACCAAACTCAGGCAGTATGGTTTCAAGTTCTTTTTTCATCGGTAAATCATGCCGTGGTAGTTTTAGTTTTATTTAACAATATCATAAACGTTTAAAGATGGTTACAAATTAGCTAGATTTGTGAGCGCTTTAACCTCTAAAACCCTCTGGAACCCAATACCGCTTTTCTGGCTGTCTTTTCAATACGGCATCCAGCGCATCACTTACTCGGTCTGTATGCGGTTCATTGCTGAAGTCGCCAGTTGCGGGTAAATCTGCATCTCTGCGCCGTTTAAGATTCGCGTATTTACGCGCAAGCGCTCGATGGCTTCATTTTGCTGGTGGCTTTCCTTCCTCGCGGCTATTCTAGCTATCTGATTGGCTGCTATGGCCTTTGCCGCTGTCATGGAATGCGCCAGAGTCTTATCCGTCATCATTACACGCTGCGTTTCCAGCATGCTGGAATGATCTCTTTTTGTTGTTCTTGAAGAAGAACTCTTTGGATTTGCCCCTATATTTCCAGACATCTGTTATCACTTAACCCATTACAAGCCCGCTGCCGCAGATATTCCCGTGGCGAGCGATAACCCAGCGCACTATGCGGATGCCATTCGTTATAATGCTCGAACGCCTCTGCAAGGTTCTTTGCTGCCGTTAACCCGTCTGGTTTGGGCATGATACTGATGTAGTCACGCTTTATCGTTTTCACGAAGCTCTCTGCTATTCCGTTACTCTCCGGACTCCGCACCGCCGTGTTCTTCGGTTCAAGTCCCAACATCCGGGCGAACTGGCGTGTTTCATTAGCCCGGTAGCATGAACCATTATCCGTCAGCCACTCCACTGGAGACGACGGAAGATCGTTGCCGAAGCGGCGTTCCACCGCTCCCAGCATGACGTCCTGTACTGTTTCACTGTTGAAGCCGCCAGTAGTCACCGCCCAGTGCAGTGCCTCACGATCACAGCAGTCCAGCGCGAACGTGACACGCAGTCTCTCTCCGTTATCACAGCAGAACTCGAACCCGTCAGAGCACCATCGCTGATTGCTTTCTTTCACGGCCACTCTGCCTGTATGTGCCCGTTTCGATGGCGGTACAGCAGGTTTTCGCTCAAGCAACAGCGCATTCTGGCGCATGATCCGGTAAACACGTTTGGCATTGATCGCAGGCATACCATCAAGTTCTGCCTGTCTGCGAAGCAGCGCCCATACCCGACGATAACCATACGTGGGCAGCTCTCCGATAACATGGTGTATACGGAGAAGCACATCCGTATCATCAGTGTGACGACTGCGGCGGCCATCCATCCAGTCATCGGTTCGTCTGAGAATGACGTGCAACTGCGCACGCGACACCCGGAGACAACGGCTGACTAAGCTTACTCCCCATCCCCGGGCAATAAGGGCGCGTGCGCTATCCACTTTTTTGCCCGTCCATATTCAACGGCTTCTTTGAGGAGTTCATTTTCCATCGTTTTCTTGCCGAGCAGGCGCTGGAGTTCTTTAATCTGCTTCATGGCGGCAGCAAGTTCAGAGGCAGGAACAACCTGTTCTCCGGCGGCGACAGCAGTAAGACTTCCTTCCTGGTATTGCTTACGCCAGAGAAATAACTGGCTGGCTGCTACACCATGTTGCCGGGCAACGAGGGAGACCGTCATCCCCGGTTCAAAGCTCTGCTGAACAATTGCGATCTTTTCCTGTGTGGTACGCCGTCTGCGTTTCTCCGGCCCTAAGACATCAATCATCTGTTCTCCAATGACTAGTCTAAAAACTAGTATTAAGACTATCACTTATTTAAGTGATACTGGTTGTCTGGAGATTCAGGGGGCCAGTCTACTCTTATTCTTCGGTATATCATTTTGACAGGGGGCAGTGTAAGTATCCCTGCAAAACGAACCATTCACTTTAACAGATATGTCAATTTCCGCTCATCGTTCAAAGCGGACTAGAAGGTTAGCTTGCGTCGGACTTGGCGTTTTTAAAGAAGTGCTGGTGGTGACTGGTTGTTGTGTTCCATTTCTACAGAACAAAATCACAGAAACTATTCCCAATAGTTTTATTGAATCAATGATGAGACAGCCTCATATTTATCAGGACTGGTGTACGTCCAATACAGGAGGTTGTCGTGCTGGTTCTCAAATGTGCGCTCGCTATTGCGGCTGTAATGGCAATTTATTGTCTTGCTGTTGTTCTTATGGATCGCCTTTCTGATTGATTTTATATTGGCGAGGTGACGGGAGTTAAGTAGGATTGCTGCGGGTGCTTGAGGCTATCTGTCTCAGGCATGAATACCAACGGCAGATAGAGAAAAGCCCCAGTTAACATTACGCGTCCTGCAAGACGCCTAACATTAATCTGAGGCCATATCTATGACTTGCACACGTAGGTTAGCCTCTTACGTGCCGAAAGGCAAGGAGAAGCAGGCTATGAAGCAGCATAAGGCGATGTTAATCGCCCTGATTGTCATCTGTTTAACTGTCATTGTGACGGCACTGGTAACGAGGAAAGATCTCTGTGAGGTACGAATCCGAACCAGCCAAACGGAGGTCGCTGTCTTCACAGCTTACGAACCTGAGGAGTTAGAGACCAGGCGAGGGAGAAATCCCTCGCCACCTCTGATGAGTCAGGCATCCTCAATGCACCCACACTTAACTTGATTCGGCGGGTTTATTTTATCTGTAAATATTTTTATAAAAATAATGCCCACACACAGCATAAAACAAAAAGTATCACAGATAAAAAAGGAGCGTAATGTGCAGATTTGTTGTTTTCCATATTTACTCGCTTTAACATAATCAATATTGATATGGTTGTTATTTCGGTGGTTTCAAACGAGATATTATGGTGATCTGGCAAATTTGCATAACATTAAAATTTAATTTATCTAATCGCTTTTAATAATAAGCGTTGTGTTTTATCCCAGCAATCTGTTGTTTGATTTTTATTTCATTAATGTAGGGGCTTTACACTGGAACCAGTTTATTTATACTTTATACGCCAGCCTGAACAACTGGCACCTGCTGCGCCAGCAGAGACAACCGATGGCGCACGATACCAAATTACACAATTCTGATGATTCTGCCGTCTTTGCCAGCAGGTGCGGACGGCGTTTTCACGCATTCAAATCGGACTGGTTCCAGCATTCTCCATGCACTGAAGAACAGGCTGAATGGTTAATTCATTGCTACCGCAGACGCGGATACGAGATTAAGAAAGCCCTCAGCCCCGATTATCGTCACTGGATAATCTACGTCAGGCTTCCTTATTCCGAACGCCCACCGCGTCAGTCCCGCACATTCCAGCAACGGATCTGGAGGTAACGTGCGGGTATTACTTCGACCTGTACCGGTACCGGAACTCGGGGTGGTTATCGTTAAGCCAGGCCGTGAATCAATGTCGGTATTCCATAACGACAGAGTACTGGTGGAGCCGGAACCAAAAAGCATGCGCGGTCTGCCGTCCGGAGTCGTCCCTACCGTTCGCCAGCCGCTGGCGGAGGATAAATCATTACTGCCGTTTTTCAGTAACAAACGAGTGATTCGTGCTGCTGGCGGCGCTGGTGCACTGTCTGACTGGTTACTGCGCCATGTCAAATCCTGCCAGTGGCCTCATGGTGATTACCACCATAGTGAAACCGTTATTCACCGTTACGGTACCGGCGCGATGGTATTGTGCTGGCACTGCGACAACCAGCTGCGCGACCAGACATCGGAATCACTCGAGCAACTTGCTCAACAAAATCTGACAGCCTGGATGCTTGAGGTTATACGTCACGCAATGAATGGCACGCAGGAGCGGGAATTATCGCTGGCTGAATTATCCTGGTGGGCGGTTTGCAATCAGGTGGTGGATGCTCTACCTGAGGCAGTATCACGTCGTTCGTTGGGATTACCGGTGGAAAAAATCCTCTCTGTGTATCGCGAGAGCGACATCGTACCGGGAGAACAGACAGCCACCAGCATACTGAAGCAGCGCACAAAAAATATTGCGCTACCGCCTCACGTCCACCAGCAACAAAACTCACCACAGGAAAAGGCGGTGGTAAGCATCGCCGTTGATCCTGAGTCCCCGGAATCTTTCATGAAGCGACCTAAACGTCGCCGTTGGGTAAATGAGAAATACACACGCTGGGTAAAGACACAGTCGTGTGCGTGCTGTGGTAAGCCAGCTGACGATCCCCATCACCTGATAGGTCATGGTCAGGGCGGAATGGGAACAAAGGCCCACGATATTTTCACGTTACCGTTGTGTCGTAAACATCATAACGAGCTTCATGCAGAACCGTTGGCGTTCGAAGAAAAGCATGGTTCTCAGGTTGATTTAATTTTTCGTTTTCTTGATCACGCCTTTGCAACCGGCGTGCTCGGATAAAAGAGGTTATTGATGGGGATAGAATTTGTTTTGCCTTACCCGCCGACGGTAAATACCTACTGGCGTCGTCGTGGCAGCACATATTTTGTATCAAAAGCAGGGGAGCGTTATCGCCGGGATGTGGCGCTTATTGTTCGCCAGCAGCGGCTGAAATTAAATCTGTCCGGAAGGCTGGCAATAAAAATTATTGCAGAGCCACCGGATAAGCGCCGTCGTGACCTGGACAATATTCTGAAAGCACCACTGGATGCACTGACACATGCGGGACTGCTTATCGACGACGAGCAGTTTGATGAAGTTAATATTATGCGCGGTCAGGTTGTTCCCGGTGGTCGGCTGGGGATAAAAATCACAGAACTGGAGTGCGCATGAATAACCAGTATTTACAGTTTGTGCGTGAGCAGCTCACGATCGCCACCGCTGATTTGAGTGGAGCAACAAAAGGTCAGCTTGAAGCCTGGCAGGAGAATGCCATGTTCAATACAGGGCGTTACAGACGTAAAAAAATCCGGTACCGCGATAAGGTCACTGGAAAAATAGTAACGCTGGATAATCCACCGATCCCGGGAAAGCAATCGCTGGCGAAAGGTTCATCAATTGCCCTGGTCAGTCCGGTTGAGTTTTCGACATCATCATGGCGACGCGCCGTTCTGTCTCTTGAAGAACATCATAAAGCCTGGCTGCTGTGGTGTTACAGCGGTAGCATTTGCTGGGAGCATCAGATCGCGATAACGCAGTGGGCGTGGATTGAATTTAATGCTCAATCCGGTACCAGAAAAATTGCAGGAAAAACTCTGGTGCGCCTGAAGACGTTGAGCTGGTTGGCGGCGCAGGCGGTAAAAGCTGAGCTTTTTGGTGGGGAAGGTTACGAATACCAGGAACTGGCGTTACTGGTGGGAGTAACAACCAAAAACTGGTCCAAGACATTTACTGGTCACTGGGTTGCAATGAAACACATTTTTCATCGGCTGGATAGTGAAGCTTTATTGTTAGTGGAGAGAACACGTTCAAAACAAAAGGCGGCATTTTCATAGCAAAGTATTGCAAAAGTAGATTAAAACGCATATATTTCGTGTAAATCTGATATTTTGCCGTTTTTATACGTGATGGCAAAGCTAGTAAAACCCGCGACCGAGCGGGTTTTTTATCCCCCCAAAAAATGGCATAGACATTAAACGTGATGACGATTGTGCCAATACTTTCTCCATCAATGACGCCCCTTGACTGCATGGAATCCAATTTGTTATGTAATATGTGTTGATATTTTTGAGTTGTTAATGGTGTTACTATGAATGACAGTGCTCTGCTCAGAAACTCTTCACTTTTTGTTGCTTATATGGGCTGTCTAGGATGGGGAAGCGCTTATTTCTATGGATGGGGTACTTCATTTTACTATGGCTTTCCATGGTGGGTTGTCGGGGCTGGTGTCGATGATGTTGCACGAAGTTTGTTTTATGCTGTGACAGTTATCGTTATATTCCTTATTGGATGGGGAGTTGGTATTGTTTTCTTTTTGGGCATAAAACAAAAGCGCAATATACAAAATTTGAGTTTTATCCGGCTTTTTCTCGCGATATTGCTGCTTTTTATTCCACCTGTTCTGGAGTTTTCGGTAATTCATCAGCATGTTGAGCCAGATGTACTGATTTTCTGCATTCTTGCTGCCTTTACAATCACGCTTTTTGTCAGGTCTGGAAGAAGACTTGTTTCAGTCAAATGTTTTTCGGAAATGTCTTTTATTCGCCATCACCGAATTGAGTTCATGATGGCTGGGTTTATGATTTATTTCTGGGCATTCTCTCTTATTGCCGGTTGGTACAAACCACAGTTTAAGAGGGAATATCAGGCGATCCACTATGAGAATGTATGGTATTACATTATTGCGCGTTATGATGATCGTCTGGTGTTATCGAAATCATACAGGAGTGGGGGTAAGAAATTCGTTATATTTAATAGCGGAAATATTAATGATTTTGAAATTAATACTATCAGAGTGCGTTAAAATTTCTTGAGTAATGAAGATTTTTACTGCCCGGCATTGAGCGGTTTTTTTATGCCAGAAAAATGGTGTGGTACATAAAATGTGCTGGTGGTTATTAATACCGGTCTTTCAGCTTGCTGGCTTTTTCGACAAGAGTTATTGGTATGTCACGTTAACCAATAAAGAGAAAAAGACATGCTAAAACAGCAGGATATGACCGAAACAGCCAGAGTGGTGTTTAATGAATTAAGCGTCACTGAACCGGCAACAGTTGGGGAAATTGCGCAGAATACTTACCTTTCACGCGAACGCTGCCAGTTAATACTGACCCAGCTTGTGATGGCGGGTCTGGCAGATTATCAGTTCGGTTGTTACAGACGCCTTCCGCAGTGAAGGCTTTTTACTTTGTGGTAATGGGCGGCTGGTGGGTGTTAGCGGCACCTGCCAGCCATCTGCTCATGTGTTGAGGTCACAAGCAAACCTCAGGCCCATCTGCTTTGCGCAAAAGCGGTATGAGCCTATCAGAGAAGTGCTTATTGATCTATGGCTAATACTGTAAAAATATCCAGTTGTGAGTTAATCAACACTGATTGCCTGGAATTTATCCAGACCTTATCGGAAAACTCTGTCGATCTTATAGTCACAGACCCGCCATATTTTAAAGTGAAGCCCGAGGGCTGGGATAACCAGTGGAAGGGCGACGATGATTACCTAAAATGGCTGGACCAGTGTCTGGCTCAGTTCTGGCGGGTACTGAAGCCTGCCGGAAGTCTTTACCTGTTTTGTGGTCATCGCCTGGCATCTGATATCGAAATCATGATGCGTGAGCGCTTTAATGTGCTGAACCACATTATCTGGGCGAAGCCGTCCGGACGCTGGAACGGGTGCAACAAAGAAAGCCTGCGGGCGTATTTCCCGGCAACAGAGCGCATTCTGTTTGCCGAACATTATCAGGGGCCATATCAGCCAAAAAATGCCGGCTATGCGGCAAAGGAGCGCGAGCTTAAACAACACGTCATGGCCCCGCTGATTTTTTACTTTCGTGATGCGCGTGAATCACTGGGAATAACGTCCAAACAGATAGCGGAAGCCACCGGAAAGAAAAACATGGTGTCGCACTGGTTTGGTACCAGTCAGTGGCAGTTACCGAACGAAGCTGATTACAGAAAACTGCAGGCGCTGTTCGCGCGTGTTGCAGAAGAAAAACACCAGCGTGGGGAGCTGGCAACGCCACACCAACTGCTGGTCAGCACATACAGTGAACTGAACCGGCAATATGCCAGTCTGCTTGAGGAATACAAATCTCTGCGGCGTTATTTTTCTGTATCGGCCGCCGTTCCTTATACGGATGTCTGGACGCATAAGCCCGTACAGTATTATCCGGGTAAGCATCCCTGCGAAAAACCGGCGGATATGTTGCGTCAGATAATTTCTGCCAGCAGTCGTCCGGGGGATGTGGTTGCGGATTTTTTTATGGGATCGGGGGCAACAATAAAAGCAGCAATGGGATTGGGGCGTCGCACGATTGGGGTTGAACTTGAGTCCGGGCGTTTTGAACAAACAGTTGGTGAAATATTGGTGCTGAACGATAAATTGCGAAATGCACAATTAGATAAGAACAGGAGCTAATCCTCGATTAATATCTAAGCCAAGCAGGATGCTTGGAAGTTCTGATATATTCTTATCGTTTTTCGGTATTTAAAACTGATTTTCGCTGGTTGCGAAAGCACGTGGTCGGGCACTGCGTTCACACATGCAGGAGGGTGTGAAGCCAGCTTTTTTTCTGTGTATTCAGATGGCGTTCTGATTCTATAACGAGTTACGTGGACATCAGGGATGGAGAGAATAGGAACGCCATCTTAATACATTTTCCCCGTTTATTTGATATATCTTCCGGATAAGGGATTAGGTCTGGTTTTTTATGTCATTCAATAACGCTCTTCTATACTGTATACAATACTTTATCCTGGCAGTGTGTTTAAAACCTGAACTTATCCTTTGTTTCGTTTATAGACAGAAGGGTTAATATCGACTTATCATCAGCAGGATGGCAACAGATGTGTAAGCAGCTGGTCACCAGTTATACTTCAGTGGTACTTCTGAGTGCTTCTCTCCGTGAAATGATTATCATCCAGATGACAGGAGTAGAGTGAATATTGATGATATTTCCAGGTGCTCCAGCTTGTTGCAGCGTATTGAGGATGTTAATGCTGAACGAGCCAGGGCCTTTAGTCGTTTGACAGTTATATTTTCTACCCCTGATCGCCTTTCAGGAAAGAACATTGTTTTATTAAACAGTGATGCCATCCATAAGGTTTTTGAAGAGTTCATGGCTGCTAATTCAGAATTGCTGGCTCTTGTTGAGGAATACAACGAGATAGCCAGCCGTGTCGGTATGGATGAATTCAACGTCATACTTCGTGGATAAAAACATGCTTCATATTTTCTGTTAGCTCGCTACGGCGAGCTTTTTTTGTATCTGAGCCACACCTGGCGCACATCAAAAACACAGAGCCTTTCAGGAGGTGCTTACGGGATTGTCAGTGTGACTTTCACTGTGGGCTGGTAACCATCTGGCGCAGGCTCGTCTACGCAAAGGAAAAGTCACGATGTTAGGTATTTTCAAAAAGAAAACCCGCAAGGCCATCACAGAAGTGAAGAAGATGGAGAACCGTGATGCGGTGGAGGCGACCGTCTGGGGCGCATATTCCATTGCATATGCCGACGGCACCTGCGATGCGAAAGAAATCGCAGTACTGGAGAAAACTATTGCTGCGCTTCCTGCTTTTGCACCGTTCTCTGGTGAGATTGCCCAGATGAGCGCCAATATCCGCGCCCGTTATGAAGCGTCACCGCGTAGTGCGAATGCGCATGCATTGCGTGAGCTGGCTGATGTGGCGGGGACAACTGAGGCGGTTGACGTGCTTTGCCTCTGTCTGGATATCGCTGATCAGGATGGCATTGGTCCGGATGAAGAAGCGCAGCTCAAGAAAATTGCACAGGCGCTTCAGTTACCACTGGAGCAGTATCTGTGAAAAGTGCGGGCCTTGTGCTGGCTGCCATCCTGTTGTTTCTGGTAGTGGCAGTGGATTTCACTGGATGGCTGATGTCGGTACTGGCTGATGGTGTGCTGGTGGCGATGGTAACGGTCTTACTCTGGCCTTTACTTCGCAAATCTGAATAAACAGCCTACAAAAGGTATCTGCGGGTACCTTTGATAAAGTTTTTTAGGGCCGCTGATGGTCCTTTTTATTTACAGGAGAATAAATATGTCTGAACCCTTATCCGGTTCCGGCACTGCTGTGGCGCTCGGCGGGGCGACGGTATTCGGGCTGTTTACCGGGACGGATTTCGGGATTGTATTTGGTGCGTTCGCTGGTGCGTTATTTGTGGCAACAATGCCGCAGACACTTTCAGCCTGGCGTGTGGCTGCACATTTTCTGGTGTCCTTTATTGTTGGTGTGCTTGGGGCCCGTGGTGTGGCCGGTTACATGGCGGAACGTATTGGGTTTAACAGTGCTTCCGTTGATGCGTTGTGTGCGGTCCTGGTGTCGGTGCTCTCAGTAAAAGTCCTGTCATTCATCCACCAGCAGGAGATTACATCACTGGTATCCGGTCTGTTCTCCCGTCAGCGTGGAGGAGGTGGTGGTAATGACAAATAATCTTCCAGGATTACTGAATGCGGCGTTATGTACGGTTATCGTACTGACGCTTTTTTTCTACCGCAGAAAAGAGTCCCGACACAAACCGCTGATATCGTGGTGCGCCTGGTGTCTGATGCTGTTGTATGCGATAACGCCGTTAAGTTATCTCTGTGGTCATCCGTTGCCGGCAGACTGGCTGGTAGTGATGCTGAACCTGGTGTTTGGTGTCATGGTAGTGCGTGCGCGCGGTAATGTTTCAAAAATTTTTGCTTTCCTGAGTGGCTGATATGAAATCGAGAGATGAAATTTTTGATGAAATCCTCGGAAAAGAGGGGGGGTATGTCAGTCATCCTGACGATACAGGCGGAGCGACGAAGTGGGGAATTACTGAAAAAGTGGCGCGCGCGCATGGTTACCGTGGTGATATGCGTGATTTGAGCCGCGGGCAGGCTCTGGAAATCCTTGAGGCAGACTATTGGTATGGACCTCGTTTTGACCAGGTGGCAAACCTGTCTCCTGATATTGCTGCAGAACTGTGTGATACCGGGGTAAACATGGGGCCGTCGGTAGCCACAAAAATGCTTCAGCGCTGGCTGAATGTGTTTAATCAGAAGGGAATGCTGTATCCGGACATAGTTACAGACGGGGGGATCGGGCCGCGAACCATTAATGCGTTACGTTCTTATCTGAAAAATCGCGGCAGGGATGGCGAACTGGTACTGGTGAAAGCCCTGAACTGTACGCAGGGTGAGCGTTATCTGGCGCTGGCAGAGAAACGCGAGGCTAACGAGTCGTTTGTCTATGGCTGGATGAAAGAGCGCGTTGGTTTATAAACTCATCGAAAAGGTCACTTCGGTGGCTTTTTTATTGTTCAAAAAACGAAAGAACGGAGGTACGTATGTACGCACTGAAAAAGATTACGGTAACTGAAGATGGTCGTCAGGTTGAGGAAGTGCATGTCCTGGGGGGATATGTATCGTATGGAGTTTTACCCGCGTAATACCCATCTGGCAGCAAAAATTGAGTATTGCCGGAACGGGAATATTTCATGTTTGCAGGTAGAGAAAACGGATGAGGCTTATATCACTACGCTGAACGGCGATACGATGTCAGCGCCAATGATATAAGACAGTAATTCACCATTTGGATTGTCCGCTCCACCCAACATGTTGTTTCCTTAAGGTTCCTACACCACAAAGGGAACACTCATGCTGAGCAGAGAGGACTTTTACATGATAAAGCAAATGCGCCAGCAAGGTGCGTATATTGTTGATATTGCCACTCAGGTTGGTTGCTCTGAGCGGACTGTCAGACGGTACCTGAAATACCCGGAACCTCCGGCCAGAAAAACACGCCACAAAATGGCCAAACTCAAGCCGTTCATGGACTATATCGACATGCGTCTGGCTGAGAATGTCTGGAACGGCGAGGTCATCCTGGCGGAAATCAAAGCGATGGGTTATACCGGTGGCCGTTCCATGTTGCGTTACTACATCCAGCCCAAACGTAAGATGCGGCCATCGAAGAAAACGGTTCGCTTCGAAACTCAGCCCGGTTACCAGCTACAGCATGACTGGGGAGAAGTTGAGGCTGAGGTTGCCGGGCAACGATGCAGGGTTAACTTCGCGGTTAATACGCTGGGGTTCTCACGTCGC